AAGCAATGATTATAAAGGAGGGGCTCATCCTGCTGGATCCAATATCAATCAAGACAAAACTCAGAACTTTCAGAACGCATTGGCTTCTCAAAACACAAGCAACAAGCAACAAACAGGAAAGATAAAAGAAAATAATCAAACAATTTATAATACTTATAATGCCCCAATTCCTGTTTACATTAATACAACGTATTCTATAACACTTAGGACAGAATATCAGCAACAGATGAATGACCTTTTGCAACCATTTTTAACGTCAACCGGACAGATTAATTCTTTTATCTTAAAAAGAGATGGTCACCGCTATGAGGCGTTTATACAGCAAGACTTCGCAATGAATAATAACACAAAAAACATTGGAGAAGAAGAGAGAATGTTCGAGACAACTGTGAATATAAAAATTCTAGCTTACTTGGTGGGAGAAGGATTTAATAGATCTAGACCTGATCTTGCTAGAAGAGAAAATCAAGTAAAAGTAAGAATAACGAGCGAAAGAGTGATAGTTGGAGATAAGATTCCATGGAAAAAGAAAAATAATGACTATAAAGACTAAGCCTTTCGTCATTCTAATAACTACTTATTAAAGAAAAAAGTTTATTTTAAGGAGAATTTAAATGCCTACAAGATTTGATTTTGTATCACCCGGGATACAACTAAACGAAGTTGATGAATCCCAAATACCATCAGTGGTTTCTGATGACACCGGTCCAGTGATAATCGGTAGATCGTTATCCGGTCCAGCCATGAAACCAATTAAAGTTAAAAACTTACAAGACTTTAACGAAATATTTGGTCTTGGAATTTCAGGAAAAGGAAATAAAAGCAATGATGTTTGGAGAGATGGAAACACCCTCGGCCCAACTTATGCAGTTTACGCTGCTCAAGCACATCTTGCTTCACAAACAACACCAGTAACATTTTTAAGACTGTTAGGTGAAAAATCAGCAGACGCAACCTTAGATACTCAATTTGCCGGTTGGAATATAGCAGCCAGTTCAAACCCATCAGCAACGATTGCTAGTAACAAATCAGCTTATGGATTGTTTATTATACCTTCGGCATCGGCAGCATCGAATGCAACTGGTTCTTTAGCTGCTATTTTTTATGTTAATGCTGGAGCCATTACCCTTAGTGGTACAATGGCAGGAGTAGCAACACTTACCTCTTCAGCAGGTGCTTTGATAAAATCACGAGGAACCAGTGCAAACAGGTTTGTAATAGATTTTAGGGATTCAGCTGGAGCTGTTACCGATACTAAGACTTTCGATTTTACACCTGGGTCTGATAAATATATTAGAAATCAATTTAATACAAACCCTCAACTTCTTGAGGCAAACAAAAACTTTGGATTAACAGACAAGAACTACTTCCTTGGAGAAACCTTTGAAGAATCTGTTTATCAATATGGTGGAACTTCAACAACTGCTGGAGATCAGCTTGGAATTATTCTTGCTTTAGATTCTGGTTCTTTAAATTATGGTGATCATAAGAAAAACATGTTGCCGGCTAAAACTGGTTGGTTTATAAACAGAGATCAAAGTGGAAAAAGAGAAAAGCTTTTCCGTCTTGTTGCAAGTTCTGAGGGTGAGTGGCTACAAAACAATTATCAAATTGCCATCAAAAATTTAAACCTTGGAAACGACATTGAGCCAAATTCAACATTTACAGTTGAAATTCAAAACAAGGGTGGAAATGCAATCGAGCAATTCTCTGGTCTTAATCTTGACCCATCTTCCGAAAAATACATCTCAAAAGTAATTGGAGACCAATATCTTGCTTGGGATGCGACGAAGACAAAATTCAATGTTCGAGGAGAATATGAAAATAAATCAAATTATGTTTATGTTGAAGTCGCCTCCGCTGTTACTTCTCAACAATTAGAAGATGCTCACGCTCTTCCTGCTGGTTGTCATGGTCCTCTTAGACCAAAAGGTTTTACGATATTAACTGGTTCTAATGTTCTACCATCTACTGGGAGCGGCGGTGTACCCTTCGCACTTTCAGCTACAGCCTATGCTCATTCTTCAGTTGTTGGAGGAGCCTCTATCGCTCACCACTCAGAAGAAATGGCTGCTGGTTTGTTTGCACACCTTCCTGCATTATTTTCAGGTTCTTTCGTGTTCCCGTCATTGCGCCTAACTTCGCAAAATGCAAATTCAAATGGAAAGAATTTTGATAAATCATCAATGTTCGGAGTTCGTCATAACAGAGCTGCTGCAACAACAAGGGACGAATCTTACGTCGACTTGTGTCGTGTTTTGCCCGGAAATGCAACAGTAAATATAACTCACCATTTAGGAGAAAATGAATCACTTCCCGATTCTCATGAATATTCTTACGTCTTCTCTCTGGATGACTTAATTCAAGATGCAACAAACACAAGTACTTACTATTTTGAATCTGGATCACATGCTGCTGCTACTTCTTATTCCGCAGCTCAAGGCTCAATCAAGAATCTTTTTCAACAAAAAGTTCGACAATTTGTTGTTCCTTTATTTGGAGGACATGATGGATTGGATCTTAAAGAAGTCGAGCCATTCTCAAATAAGAATTTGGCTGATAAAACAAGACAAGATTCTTATGCATATAACTCAGTTTTTAAAGCTCTCGAAAGTGTAAGCGATCCTGAATCTGTTAAATACAATGTATTGGCAATTCCCGGAATCACAAACACAGATGTTACTGATGAAGTTCTTAGAGTTGCTGGTGATAGAAAAGATCACTTGGCAATCATAGATATCGAAGGAGGTTACAAGCCTGCTTATGAATCAAATGGATCAGAAACAACTGGAGACATTAACGGAACTATCACTTCTTTAGACGGAAGAAAATTAAATACATCTTATGCTGCTACCTATTATCCTTGGATACGTCTGAGAGATCGAATAGGCGGTCAAAATGATGTTCTCTATGTACCACCCTCGGTTGCTGCCATCGGAGCCCTAGCGAAGTCTGAAGGGGCAGCAGATCTATGGTTTGCGCCTGCTGGATTTAATCGTGGTGGAATTAATGAACTTGGTGGATCACAAGGTCCAATAGTAACAGGAACATGGGAACATTTATCTAAAGATGATAGAGATGATCTTTATCAAAATAATATTAATCCAATTGCAAGGTTTCCTTCAATGGACCAAATTGTAATCTTTGGACAGAAAACTCTTCAACAAACAGAAACTGCTCTTAACAGAATCAATGTTAGAAGACTTCTTATCTATCTTAAGTTCAGAATAGGTCTCATCGCAGACACAATCTTGTTTGATCAAAACCTCAGAACAACTTGGTCAAGATTTAAATTTCAAGCCGAACGAGTTTTGACTGATGTTCAAAACAGATTAGGAATTTCAGAGTTTAAACTTGTGTTGGATGAAAAAACAACGACATCGGATTTAGTAGACAGAAATATAATGTATGCTAAAATCTTTATCAAACCAACGAGATCTATAGAATACATTGCTGTTGACTTTATTATCTCAAGATCTGGTGTAGAATTCTAATCTACACAACTAATTAATAATAGAATTTACAGGAGAAATAAATTATGGCATTTTGGAACGAGGCAGCGGCAGATCCTAAAAGAAAATATAGGTTTTTAATCAAGCTATTTAATGGTAGTGTAGCATGGTATGTTAAATCAGTGACCGCACCATCTTATGAGATTACTTCAATTGAACATGCTTTCAGTGATCACGTATTCAACTTCCCGGGCAAAATAAAATGGTCAGATGTTGAAGTTACGTTGGTTGATCCAGCTGGGGCTGATGATGTTGTTTGGGAAACATTAAATCTTATAAAACAATCTGGTTATGCTATCCCTAATTTAAATGAAGTAAAAGCTGGAATAGGTTTTAAAACCTTTACGAAATCTGCATTAGTTAACACAAATGGAAATTTAGAACTTGAGACCCACGACTCAGAAGGAGCTGCAATTGAAATTTGGACACTTCATAATGCATTTATTACAAATGTTAAGTTTGGAGATTTTGACTACAGTTCAGAAGATATGAGAGAGATTTCATTAACATTTAAGTATGATTGGGCTTCTTGTAGATTTCCTGGTGGAACAGATACAGGAAACAAAGGTGGTCCTGCTGATGAATTCTTCGCTCTCGGCACACCATCCGATACACCCGAGTAGGTCTTAATGGCGTTTTGGAATGAATCAACTATTAACATATTGCCAAAGTTTAGGTTCAAGCTAGACTTTGGCGGTGTTATTTGGTGGGTAAAGACAGCTCAGTTTCCAAAGCTATCCCAAGAAAAAGGTGAAGTTCAAACCGGATTTGGTGGAAACGTTGTTTATAAACCCGGTCCAACAAGGTGGCAACCGATAACGATAACCATGGCTGATGTTATGTTATGGCAAAGCGATTTTCCATCACTAACAAGAAATATGTCAACTCAAATGTTTTGGTTTGGCGTTGCAAACATTCTTGACGACCATCAGCAGCAACAAGGGCTGTTGATTTCTAATACTCCCGGAAAATATGACGAAGGGTTCGGTGATAGTTTTCTATCGGGATCATTTACTTTAGATCGCTCAAAGATAAGCAAGATAGAAATAGACAAACACTATGATAATGACGGCTTTGGTTTTAATTTGAGTGAAAAATGGATTCTTGAAAACATTTTAGTTTCCGAAATTGACTTTGGAGGAGGAGACTACAGTTCAGACGATATAAATGAAATTTCGGTCACTTTGACCTATGATATTGCAAGATTAGATGTATCAGATGAATTTAATGAGTCTACTTTCACAGTGGGAGATACAAACAAGGAAGAAGTAGAAGATAGAATTAAACTAAACAAAAAACCAAAACAAGCGAAAACAATAATAACCACATTAGATTAGGAGATTAAATGAGTAGAAAAAATAGTAACAGAATGGGGCCTCCGGTCAAACCGGCACAACAGCCAACCGCAAACCCATTATTAAACTTTGTTAAACCAACATTGTTTGTCGACCTTCCATCAAAAGGAAAAGGATACTCGGAAGGACATCCATTAAAAGGTCAAGAAGTGATTGAAGTCTTTCAAATGACAGCAAAAGATGAAGATATACTAACATCTGAATCTTTGATCAAAAAAGGAATTGTAATTGATAGGTTCGTACAGAACATTCTTGTTGATAAATCAGTTTCTGTTGATTCCTTGTTAATTGGAGACAAAAACGCAATCCTTATCGATTCTAGAATCATGGGATATGGACCAGATTATAACACAGAGATTGTTTGCCCATCATGTTTTACTAAACAATCAGTCTCTTACGACCTCAACGATAAATCTGTCTATCATGGAGAGAGCCATGAGGTAAATGAAAATGGAAACTATCATGTAAAACTTCCTCAATCCGGAATAACATTGGAAATACAACAATTGACTTCAAAAGAAGAAGCCTTGATTGTTAAAAGAATGACAGAGAAAAAGAAAAAGAAAACAGACGAAACGGCAGTGACAGATCAATATAAATTGATGGTAGTTTCGGCTAACGGAGTAACAGACAAAGGGCAAGTAAATCAGTTTATTGATCTTATGCCTCTTAGGGACTCTTTAACCTTAAAAAAGTTTTATAAAGAAATTTCTCCAAATGTTGAGCTTAAGTTCGATTTTACCTGCAAGTCCTGCGAATACAATCAGGAACTGGAGGTTCCGCTTGGAGCGGAGTTTTTTTGGCCTAGGCAGTGAATACTCGGAACAACTTTATGAACAAATTTTTCTTATGAAGCATTATGGAGGCTGGTCCTTCATTGAAGTTTACAATCTTCCTGTTGGATTAAGGAATTGGTTTTACGAAAGATTGGTAAAACAATACGAAGAAGAAAACAAAGCCGCCGAAAAGGCATCAAAGAGAACCCGATAATGAATCGGGTTTTCCTATTCAAACTACTTATTAATAAGTGAGGGATCAACCATGGAATTAGATTTTACAAAAAAGAGGTTATTAACCGAATCTTGGATGAGAGCATTTGCGGATTGGAACAAAACGTTTCTTCGTTATATGTACGGAAAAGATGTTACAATGACAGCAGACTTAAAAGCTCATCAGAGACTCTCAGAGGACGATGAAGAGCCCAAACTTAAGTTCATTATAAGAGGAGAGGTGGAAGATGTCAAAGCCTATTCTCGAGCGATTGTAGCCGAGAAAGTATATCTTGACAATTATGTCCATTATGGTGAAGATCACCCTCAATCTCTAAAAACAAAAGAAGAGCTTGACCAAGCCATTGCTCATTTTGAGCAAATAACAAGAATTACTTGGCCATTTAAAGATGAGGGTTAATAGATGGCTACTGATAAGGAAATAGCTGCGTTAAAGGCAAAAAAAGAACTCCTACAAGAAATAAAAGATCTTGAACAGGAGCAGAAGGCTGCTCGTTTAAGAAAAGACAGAATAGATGATATGAAGCTTGAGTTGGAAACAATGCAACAATTCGGCATGGTGCGTGATGCTCAAATAAGACAACAAGAAATTGAACTAGAGAACCTAAAATTAAAAAGAAGCTCTATTAAAGAACAATTAGCTGAGCAACTAGCTATTGAAAACCAAATAAAAGCAATTAAAGATCAACTGATGCCCGGCATCACTGAAGAGAATAAAATTAGTGATGAAATTGCTAATAAGATGAAAGAAAAATTATTCTTCTTACAATTAGAACTAGATGATTACGAAAATATAGACATAAAACTAAACGACATAAATAAACAAATCGACGAACAAGATGAAAAAGTTGATAAACTAAAGAAGAACACAAAAGAATACGATGATCTTCTTGGAGGAATTGCATCCAAGATTGGACTTGGGAACTCAAAACTTCTAAAGACAGTTCAAAATTGGACTGACATTGGAAAGAAGATAACGTCAAGTGACGCTGAGATGAAGAAATTTGTAAAGTCTGCAAAGCAAATGTTTTCTCTTCAAAATATTGCAGCCTCTCTTATCGAATCTTATATAGGATTAGCTCTTGAGATCGATAAAGCCGGAGCAAAATTGGCCGCCTCTACCGGAGCTGGTACAAAATTTAGAGATGTTATGTCCGATATCAAACTTGAAGGCTACGCAATGGGGAGATCCATGGAAAACATCTCTCAAACCCTATTGGCTTTTAACAATAATCTTATTGGAATGAACAACCTGTCATATGAATCCATAAAGCAAATCGGTACACTTGGCGCCGATTTGAAAAGGTTAGGTATCTCCGGTGAAGACTTTACAAAAACTCTCAATATAATGACAAAGTCAATGGGAGTTTCAAACAAACATGCTGCTAATTTAACGAAAGAACTGGCGATGATTGGAACAAATATTGGGCTTTCTTCTCAACGAATGATAAAAGACTTCACAGCAGCTTCTGCAACCTTAGCTGTTCATGGATCAAAGTCAATAAAAGTATTCAAGAATTTGGCAGCAGCTGCTCGTAATTCAGGCACTGAAATGTCTGAACTGTTAGGAATAGCCTCAAAGTTTGATACATTCGCAAGTGCAGCCGAAACAACCGCAAAGTTGAATGCTATCTTGGGATCTCAGATGTCCGCTACAAAAATGTTAATGCAGACAGAAGATGAGAGAATTGAAACAATGATAAAGTCAGTTCAATCTCAAGGGGTTGCTTTTAATCAAATGGATCGTTTCACGCAGAAAGCAATAGCACAAGCTGCTGGAATTTCTGATATGTCGAAGGCAAATCAAATATTCGGAATGTCTCTCGGAGCTTATAGAAAATCTCAAACAGAAATGAATAAACAAGCAAATGTTCAGAAGAAACTTACCGATGCTATTCAAGCAACAATTCCAATTCAAGAAAAGTTTGCAAATATGATTCAATCAATTGTAGCGAACAAGGGATTTATGAAATTTATAAATAAAGCTATTGATGGGATTGGGATGCTAGCATCATGGGCTACAAAATTAAATGTTGCATTTGGGGGAACCTTGCCTGTACTGTTGATGCTTGGAGGGGGATTAAAAATACTTTTTGGCCTATTATCTCCATTTGGAATGGCGTTTAAAGGAATTGCAGCTGCACTTAGCGCAACAGGAGATGCTGCAACCAAAACAAGCGCTCAATCAGTACCTGCTTCTCAAAGATTTGGAATGGCACTAAGAACAATTGGCGCCGCTGCTGTACAAGCTGCTGGTGGAATAGGTGTTTTAGTCCTTGCAGCGATTGGTATTGGGATTGCTATCGGCCTTGCTGCTTACGGAGTTGGGTTTCTAGTTAAAGCTTTTGGAGGACTTGGAGATGCTGCACCGGCAGCAGCGGCAGGTGTCTTGATGTTCGGCTTGGCAATGGTAATTATGATTACGGCTTTAGGCTCAGCTTCAACAATCGGAGCAGCAGCAGTACCCATAGTCCTTCTAATAGTTGGCGCCATGTTGCTAGCAGCTGCAGCAATAGATCTCATGTCAAGAAGCCTCACTAATTTGTTCGAACAGTTAAATATGCTCGGCGGAGCTTTGATGGCAGGAGCCTTTGATAAAATAGGAGTAATAGCCGAAGGAATAAAGAAAGCTTCAGATGAACTCCAAGGTCTTGGGGAAGATAATAAAATCCAATTAATGACAACCTTGAATTCAATGGCAACGATAGCAACTGGTGGAAAATACATAGCAGAAACAGCAACCGCAACAGCTGGAACTGGGATACAAGGAGCAATGAATGCCTTTAACCCAAGCGTTAGTGTGAACAATTCCTTTGGAAATTTAAAATTAGTTTTGGCAGACGGAACTCAACTCGACGCCTATATACAGGGTCTAGCAGACGCCAACCACTAACAAGGAGATAAATTATGGGTAATTTTTATAATGCATTAGAAAACGTGACAGAGATCTTTTTTTACTCTTATTCGTCGGGCACTTCTATTCAATTTACCGCTGACATACAATCTTTCTCTGATACTTTCAATGCGAATGTTAATTCGGAAGCTGTTTATGGAAGAATTGATCCTATAAAGACATATTCTGGTACCACAAGAGAGATTTCTTTTAGCCTGCTAATTGAATCTACAACACAGGGAGTGGACTTCTTTAATGATATAAAAGCAATGGCTGGGCGGATGTACCCTAGATATGAAGATACAAGTGGCAACACACCAGGAATTTTAAAATCACCTCCGATGTTTGCTATAAAAATTGATCCAGTCTTGGTTGGAAACACAAGCATCACTGATAGACATGAGTATGTATTATCCGGCCTTCTACCGGGATTTGTCACATCTTTTGGAATTTCATACGATGTAACAAAAGGTACAGAAACAATTAACGGAAAAGCTGTTCCTCGAGAAATATCACTTAATTTTTCCTTTTCTCCGTTGCATGATGAAATGGGAGGGTTCAAGCCAGATGGCAAGTCCCGCAAGGTGGGCTGGCCTTTTTAGGAGATAACAATGTCAAGATATAATAATAGAAAAAAAGTAAAGAACAATAACGAGCAATACAGAACAGAGGACATCTTTGAAGAAAGAGGGGTCCAAGAGATAACTCAATATCAAACTCCAAAGTTTCGTCGATTAACCGAGAAAGAGTACAATTCGGTCTCTTACCAAAGACACTATTGGAGAAATGGTGATAGATTTTGGAAATTGGCTGATAAGTTCTATGGAGATAAGACAAAATGGTGGGTTATTGCCGGTTTCAATTTCATCCCAACGGAAGCAGAAGTCGAAGAAGGACAAGAAATAAGAATCCCAACTAACATTTCAATTGTTATGGGATTATTTACATGAGCATCATACAAAAGATTACCAGCGGTGAAGATGGTATTGTAAAAGATGCTTCTGATGGTAAGTGGCTACAGGCAGATTACAAATCAGAGAATCATTCTGCACAAATGCAAAAATCAGAAATTACCCCAGAAGTATGGTATGGGGTGCTATCGGGACACCAAGTAAAGGTTGATGGGTTTAAGACCACTCCCTCCTATGATTTTAATAATAATGCTACCAGCACCTATGATTCAATCGAAGAAGAAGATGTCAAATTTTTGTTGTTGGAAGGCAATCAAATTTTCAAAACAAGCTTGTTCAGTGGTAGTGAGGACTTTGACAAAAGGTTGAGAGCATTTGTTTGGGGCTTGGAAAGCTCAACAGAATTGTCTGGCTTTCTAGCTGGTGATGTTAGTTTGGCTGCTTCCTTTCTTACGCTCGGTGTCGGAGGAGCCATACAGGCTGTGTCCGCAGCAACTACACTTGCCTCAACAACTGTTGGTATAATGGGATTTTTCTCTGAACAATCATATGCACAAGGCGACATTGGTGGAACAATTGAAGAGGATCATTGGGGAATTGTCGGAGCTTTCCTTAAAAAAACAATGGAAATGGAAATGGAAGGAGATGGGAAATACGCAACTTTTCTAGAGTATTGGGAATCAGAAATTTCATATATGAAAAAGAACTTCATCAAAACCAAGAAAGACGTTGCCGAAATTGTTGAAGGAGTTCAAAAAGGAGATTACTCCTTAGATGTATTCAACCACAAATGCTCCATTGTAGTGTCCTTTGTGTTAGATTATGGTGAGTTTTCCACAAATTTCGTATTTGAAGAATATTATAACATTAATGAAAGCACCGATAAGATCGAAAACCGGACAACCGGTGGAAATGACTCTACTGTTTGGTCCGAAAGTCAGATTGCCATAAGTGGAGATTTGACCGAAGGGATTG